AGCAGCGTTTGTACCATTGTTTCCAGCAACTTGTCTTAATATAACCTGATCTGTATTATTAGTTATTTCACAAAGAGTTTGCCAATCGTCCGCCCTGTAAGCTTCTATTTTTACATATGTTGCTGTAAAACTAGTAGAACCAAATACAATACCAACCCATAATCCATAAGTAATTTCATTGGTCCATTGTAATTCTACCGTACCAGGCGTATCTACACCGTGAGTATATACACCGTCTGTACCGTTGTCTGAATACCAACTACCCGCTGTGCTTGAGTGCGCGTCAAAAGCGTTTGCCCAACCACTATTATTGTTTGCTATTTCATTGCTATAGCTGTAGCTACCAGCACTACCACTTCTTGTTCCATAAAAACCACTTGTAGTTATTGTAGCATTACTCCATTTATTAAATCCAGCTAAGTCATTTACAATATGTGGTATGTGTACCATGTTTGCTTCTGAGGCAGGGTTTAAAAAACCACCTCTTACAACAGTACCACTATTACCACTTTGTTGAACGTTATTGCTATCTACACTACCACCTGTAATACTATCGTAAATCATATTTACACCATCACCAACATTAATAGACACATTGTCTTCGTCTGCTGTAAGATATGTCAAGTTATCTGTTTCGTTGTAAATTATAAAATCACCATTGTTATTTATAATACTCCAGTCATCATTACTGTCGGTGTCTGTTAACAAAAGTTTTGGGTAAGTGTCACTTATTGTTATGTCAGATGTAAATGTTTTGTAACCTCCAATTGTTTGTGAACCTGTAGTTTGAACTAAAGCGTTTAGATTAGTTGCTCCAGTACCACCTTCAGCTACAGCTAAGGCTGTTCCTAATGTTAATGCTCCTGATATATCAGCATTACCATTAATATCTAAACTTGTAGCTTCTAGTTCTCCAGTAACAGAAAACTTACTACTATTTAGTATCGCCATATTATTACTAGACAAATCTCTCCAATAATGCTGACCTGCATTAACATAAACACCAGTGTCTGAGTCGTTACCCATCCAAAGCTGTGGTTGACTACTAGAACTGTCTTTAGCCTGTATGTTTAAATAATTTCCTGAGTTGTCAATACGAGCAGATGTAGAGTTACCACCATTTAGCATGTTAATTCTACTGCTAGTGTTTACAGTACCCGCAAAAGTTGCGTTGTTAGAAGTATCTAAGCTTAATACGTCAGTAGAGCTAGTAGTAAAAGCTAAATTTGTTTGACCACTTGGAACATTTATATTCCATCTATCAACTGTGTTTGTTTTGAATTTTAAATTTGAACTTGTAACACCATCTCCTTCAATTAAAAAAGTAGCTGTACTTGAAATAACAGTGGCCCCTGTTGTCATGGTTTCAAACTTTTTTACACCATTAGTGTATAGAGCAACTTGCCCGTCTTGAGCAGCGTGCAAAGCATATTCACCAGAACCAGTCCTGAGATCTACATTATCAGTAGCTTGTATAAACTTTACACCAGTAATATCGTTGTCACCCATTACAATATCACCAGACATAGTGCCACCAGCTAAAGGTAGTTTGGTAGCTATACTATTTGTAACAGTTGTACTAAAATTTACATCATCGCCTAACGCTGCAGCTAATTCGTTTAATGTGTTTAAATTAGAAGGAGCAGTATCAACTAAGTTTGACACAGCTGTATCAACATAAGCTGTCGTGGCTACTTTGGTTGAATTGTTGCCTGCCGACTGTGTTACCGCCGTTGTCGCTGTATTTACAGTACCATTTAAGTCACCTGCAAACTCGTCTGCATTGATATTAAGATGTCTTTTTGAACCTGTTACCGTTGTACTCATATTATCTTAGTCGTTTTCTAGTTACTTTATATTTAATATTTGAATCTTTTGCTGCATCGTGTAATGAATTATAATGAACGCTTATAGGTCCTTCAAAACCCATGTAATAAGGAGATTTATCTGGATGTCCACTAGCTGAAATTTTTACTCTTAATTGTGTTCCTGTTGTGCTAAATTGATGTGCGATTGTTGAAGTTCTGTCATACGTTTCCCAATTACTACCATTGTTATTACTAACATAAACTGTTAATGAGCAGTTTGATGGTATATCAAACTTATTTACATTTGCAATAAAAACTTCATCTATAGCCGCACTATTAGCTAAAGTGTATGTTCCATATATTATTTCCCAGTTACCTATAAGTCTTTTAGGGTACGTTGACTCAGCGTAAGTTTTAAATCTGTGACCATCATAACCATATCCAGTTTGAACCCAATATTTAGTTCCATTAGCAGATGCCATTAATACATGATGACCACCATAGCTATACCTACATGATCTTCCTCTACCTCCAGTTGTTTCGTCTTCTGTAATATTATTATGTCTTATAAATCCAGGTGTTTTATTGTTGTCATAATCTAAAAAACCTCCCAACCTATTTCTATCTCTATCAGTGTAAGTTCGTATATAATTTGAATAAACAGGATCTTTATCCATAGGTAAACCAGATGTTTTTTGATATTTATTACCAAACCTATACAAATTATCCATTACTATATTATTTGTCGCGTCATTTATCATTATGGTATTGTGAATTGTTGGTGCACTACCTGTTAAGCAAGGTGTTATATCAATATCACAAAGTCTAGTATTTGAACCTACCCACATTCTATTAGGTGCGTTAGTAGGATCAGGTATAAACAAACCTTGTTCATAACCATCATCTCCAGCGCCAGCGTCACCCATATCACACCATAGTAATTCTGGTGTTGAAGTTGAAGCGTCTAACACAACTTGAAAGAGAGAGTTGTAATATGAAAAGTAAAATACTCTATCATTTACTTCATCATAAAACAAAGTAAATCTATAACCATTTCTATCTACATCTGCACTACCTGATAATTTATCTGCAGTTCCGTCTGAACTACCTAAAACTTGCTCTGTTCCATCAGCCATACTTCTTCGTAAACATCTTCTATAATGCCTTGCGTCATATTCACCAACGTATATCCAATCACCAGCTGCAACTAAACCACTAGTGTAATATAAACCAGCTGAAGATATATTTAAACCACTACTACCAGCACCACCTATAAATCTTTGTGGATTTGAATGTGTTGGTCTATCGTCTTTTGTAAACGTAGTTCCACCATTAACTAAACCGCTGTAGTCAAACGTAGTGTAACCATCAACATTATAAGTCATAACAACACCTTTTTGCTGTGTTGTGCTTATTGCTACTGATTGCATGTGGTTGTATGTTTCGGTGGTATTTCTATATAAAAAGTTATTATCGTGAAACAACTCTGTTAAAGTACCATCATTATTTAATCTTCTAATAGCAAAGCCATCACCCCAGCCAACAGTAAATAATAGATCACCATCAACTTCAAAACCGTTTGGCCACCCTATAACCCTATCACCACCATCATAATCACCGCTACCACTATTAACAACTGTATTTGAATAACCACCTTTAGTTACAGGCATTATTGCTTTTTGTCCTTCGTAATCGTTTTGAGCAGCACCTACAATACTTATAATATCTCCTCTTTCTAGGTTTTCAGTTTTAAACGCCATCTTCTATTTCTTTTATTCTTGCTTCAGCTTCTTCAAGTTGTTGCTTAAGCAATTTAATTAAATTATCATCTTCACCTCTAGCTTCTTCTAAAGCTATGTCAGCTAATCTTTGGTTTTTTATCCAAGTCCAATATATTTTGTTATCACCATTCATTACGACGCTATTGTTGTTGTTACCCAAAATTGATGAAAATCATTACTGTTACCGCTAACTGTATACATAAAACTTGTATTTAGTCCTGAGTAAACTAAACTAGCGGATCCTTCTGCTAAACTAGCTTGTGAAGCATGTTGGTGTTTATAAACATTATATGCAGTGACAAACCTCGCATTTGTTGATGGCGCGTTCCACTGTATATAATAAGCTTTATTTAAATTTACAACACTCATTGTTGTTACTTCAACAGTGCCAGCGCTAAAACTTTTTGTACCTGTTAACGGTGATGAATACACACCGTTTTTTACCGCATAAATTCTATATGCTTGTGTTCCAGGCACATCAAATGAGTTGTCTATAGTACTCATTGTAGATGCAAAGTCAGCCGGTGGTATTACAGATATTAATCCATAATCACCACCAGCTACCGAGCTAAATATTAAATAATAATCTATATCCGAAGTTGTAGATGCTGTGAATGTTACATTTATAGTATCATCAACAATAGACGTACTTAAATTAGTTGGTGCGTTAGGACCAGCTACATTAAGCAGTGAATTGCCAAAAAGATCTAAATCGTGTAAATATTTTACAGCCATATTATTTTATTTAATTTTACTACGACTATGAGTAAGTTACTGTTGCTCCAGCAGCAGTTGGATTGTTAACAGCCATTATAATACATCTTACATCAGCATCTCCATCTGATATATCTTGACTAGTACCAACATAACTAAACGTTATTGTAATATCATTTGTACTTGCATTACCAGAACTGTTAATAGTTTCTATTTTAGCCATAACGTTTTCGTTTTTACCACTAGCAGTTTTTTGCCACAGTTGTACTACTAAGTCTTTAGTACCAAAACCGTGGTTAATGTGTGCTTGGTTTAATTCAGACAAAGAACTAACATCAATATCTACAGCAACTGTTTTAACAGCACCTTTTATAGATATAAAGTCATCACCACCAGCTACTACTACAGACTCATCAAGTGATTTTATATCTAATGTATCTGTAATAGAATCAGCTACAGCAGATGTTCCGTTTGAAACAGAACCAGCGTTGTTAGTGTTTCTTGGTCTTACTGTTTTAAATATGTTTAATCCAGAGTTGTCAGCGTCAAACGCAACTGTAACTTTATCTGTAGTAGCAGTTGTAGTAATACCAGTACCACCTTCAATATCTAATGTATCTGTAGCAGAGTTAGCTGTAGTTGAACCAGAATCACCTGTAAAAGTTGCATATAAATCTTGTTGACCAAGAGAACTAGCTGCAGTTATTGTTATAGTATCACCAGATCTAGATGTTGATATTCCACCAGAACCTGTTAATTCTAGTGTATCTGTAACACTGTTTGCAGTAGCAGTACCAGAGTCTGTAGCAAAGTTCTTATAAAGATCTTGTATTATATTATAAGAGTTTGAACCATCACTAACAGTCCATTTGTCTGTACTTTCGTTCCATAGTAAGTTAACGTTTGTTGACGTACCTCTTTCAATTTCAATACCAGCGTTTTGAGAAGGTGTACCTGTTTCATCAGAGTTTAGCACTATAGTATTATCACCAATATTAACAGTGTTTGAATTAACTGATGTAGTTGTACCGTTAACAGTTAAGTTACCAGTTATTACAGTATTACCACCAACAGCTAAATCAGTAGTAACAGTTAAGTCGTTACCAATTGTTACATCATCTGGTAAACCAAATGTTAATGTATTAGTACCAGAACCAACTACTTCTACTTCGTTAGCTGTACCATTCATATTAACTATATCAGTACCACCAGTACTTGCTGTTAAGACAAGATCAGGATTAGAACCGTTAGTTGTAGGTAGTGTAAACGTAGTGTTAGTGTTAGCTACATAACTTGGAACAGCCCATGTATTATTTTTTGTTAAGAATCTTCCATCTTCACCTGCACTACCATCAACAGCGCTTAAGTCAAAGTCTATTGTTCCAGCATTAATTGTAGTTGCTTCTACATAAGTACCATCTCTCAGTCTTACTTGGTCAGCAACGGTTGTACTACCGCCAATTGTTTTTTGCAACACAATCATAGCTTCACCTGTTGGTGAGGTTGTGCTATCTTGAGCTCCAATATTATACAGATCTCTTGGATTATTCACAGTAGTTGTTTCAACAGCAGTTACGTGACCTTCAGAACTTGTTGTAATACTAGATATAACGGCAAGAGTGTCTGTAGCTCCAGAGCTAAAAGTTTTAGTTGTTGAACTATTACTTCTTGATACACTATCGTGATTAAATGTTACAACAGGAGCTGTAGCAGTTCCAGAAGTTGCTGTGGTTATTAAAGTACCACCAGTTAGATCTAAAGTATCTCCTTGATCTACTTGTATGTTTGATCCACCATCAGATTGAATATTCCAATTCATAGTACCGGTAGTACCAAAAGAG